CCACATAAGGGTTTGCCATCGTGACCACTTGGTAGTCAGATGTCTCATCATCCCATACCCACATCTCCACCATCTCAATCACGCTCTCGCCAACTTGCGCCTGATAGCGGCTCATGCTCTCCAGAGAGAGGTTGACGTTACCAGTGACGTTGGGTTGTGTCTGAGAGAACGCCAGCCGGTTCATGGCGTTGGGCGTTTCGTCTTTTGGCTTGGGGCCTTCAAAGACGCGCTTGAGAATACTTTCCCGTTTCGGATGGTTGTACAGCCGTGTGTACAACTCCGACTTGGTCATATAGTATTTGTGGCACAGGGCTTCTTGCCTGTCGGTGTAAGGGCGGTCTTCCCGCAGCACACCGATAGTGCCAGGCTCGATCACATACGGGTGAATGCTGCCGCCCTTGCCAACCACCACCTTCACAAACGTGGAGTTATAAACCAACGACCAATTGATGGCGGTGGAGAATACCTGGTCAGTATTGCTATTCAACCATTCGTCGTTCAGCGCACGGGTCAGCACCGGAATCTTGGTGTGTTCAGTCTTCTCGACTGACGCGCCCATGTTGATCGAGAACCGTGTTGTCTCTGAGGAATACAGAAACGAATTCAGTTGGTCAATGTGCGGGGCAATCTTGTTGAACAACGCAGGAGGATCATCTGGTGAGCTACCAAACAAAAAGTAGCACCGGAGTTTGTCGTACTGCGTCTTGCGCTCATCCACAGACACCAGACACTTCTGCATGAGGTCTACATAAAACGCTTCACGCGCATCTGGTGACTTTGGAATAATCATGTGCTGCTCGGTGGTGTGATGCTCAAGTTTTCGTGATCCCGCTGAACAATACTAGGGGCCAGGGGTCTAATCCTGCCGGTAGCCTGCGCTAATTGTAGACCGTTAACCGATTCATCCGCAATAGGACGGGTGTCGTAGCCGCTGATCTGACTTGGGTTGCCCCACTGGACGGCATAGGGGTTCTGAGGCTGCTGCTGGAACCGTGCAGGCTGCGCCTCGCCCTCTCGGACGCTCTTGATGTCGCTCATGCCAAAGTCTTGGGCCAATCCCTGCATGGTCGAGTCCGCATGTTTGGTGTTATCAGACCGCAGACCCACTGGTTGCAAGAATGCCACTCGGATGGCCTCACCGTCGCAACCTTTGGGGCAGCGCGGCTCCCATGCTTCAAAATAACCGTGTGCCAAGCACTTGTAATCCTTCAATACTGCCATTTTCAATCCCCATTGAGGTCATATTCACTGTAATCGTGCCGGTTGACCATACCAACACGCAGCTTTAACTGTCCACCCACCAACTTTAGCCCCATGCTGGGGGCAATATTGGGCTTTGGCTCGGGCCTGTAATCCACAAATCTTGTCTGGTTGCGGCGCTGCATAGTCCTCACCAGCCCCTTTTTCCAAGCGTCATACCCCCTGTTAACCCGGATTTGCACCGTTTCGGTCAGGGGTTCGGTCTGGTAGAGGAAGACATCCCGCATGTGATCCTTGTTGATACCGCACAGTTCGGCAAACATGTCATTAGAAATGCCCCTTTCAGGGTCTTGCAGGAACTTCTTGATCTGCCGCAGCAACTCTTTCTTGGTCAGCGTCATGCCCGTAGCCCTATACGCTGGAGGTAATTGGCGGCTACCTTGCCCACATAGAGGTCTTGGTCCGAGGTTTCCGCATCCTTGGCCTGCTTCTCGCGGGTGATGTAGTTGGTTATCAGGCGAGGCTGAACCTGTTCTGCCCACGCAACCACCGCCAGCGCAGAAGCGATAACCCTGTCATCCTTGCTGCGGCCTGGTGCGCCCAGAAACCCGTCCTCACGCACGATAGTCTTCATCTCTTCCAGCAACTCCATGCTGTAGACGTTCATCATCTGGCGCTCAAAGAAGTCCTTCATGTAGTTCATCATGCGTTCCTTTGTTTGGTGCGTAGTCATGAACCCGATGCTGTTGGACAGACCGCCCATGTTGTCCAGCTTGCGCCAGATGTAGTTGGTCATGCTACCCAGCACATCCCGCAAGTCCCGCCCGATATTGCCTGGCGTTGCCGTTGCCAGCCGCCGCAAGTTCTTGAGTTCGGCAATGACGGCTTGTCCTGGCCCGTTGACCTCAAGGTTCATGGTGGAGTTCTTGTACGCCCCAGCAAGGTGCGCTATCACCCACGCAAACTGGTAAGTGTTCATCTCGCTGGTAGCAAACTCCGCAACCTGATCTAGCCCGTCAGCGTAGCAGCGGTACACCTGTATGCAGAACCTGTCTGCCCAGTCTGAACTGCCGTACGCAGGGTCAGCCCCAATGACGTAGTAGGCGTTGTCAATAGGCTCTTCCCATATCTTCAGAGTCCCCAGTCTCTCAGAAGACTTCAGCACCTGAGTGTCCTGGAAGTTCTGCCCGAAAGCATATCGGTAGCAGTCCGGCACTTTCTTCTTCGCAACCTTGGCAGCGTCCGTGCAACGGCTGTTGGAGAAGAAACTGGTTCCGGTCATCACAAAGGCATAGTCCTCGGTAGGCGGGAACTCTTGGTACATCAGGGATTCGTCCTTGATACCCTCTGCCATCTTCCAGCGCCACCAGGCCATCTGGCGGGAGTTGATCTCCACACCGTAGAGTTTCTTGATGTCCTTGACCCAGTCTTTTTCCTCGCCGGTCAGCTTGCCGTCCCAGTACACCTTGTACATGGCGGTGTCAGCTTCTACTGAGTAATACTCGTTACGCCACCAGCCGCAGAAGATAGCCTTCTGGGTTTTGGCAAACTTGGCGGTCTTGTACATGTCGTGGAACATGTTGAACCCCTGCGCCGTACTCTCAAACATGTACAGACGCTCAGGGTTCTTTTCTGCCAAGGATGCAATCAGGGACGCTAGACCTTCTTCATTTCCCCAAGAGGCTGTCTCTGTGCCGTGCAAGTAAGTGATAGCCTTACCCTGCCCCAGACGAGACTTGTTTCCAGCGATTTGATAGAAGATTCGACTTCGGTTCTTGAGTACCATCTGATTCCGATTATGGGCAACCAGTGGAATCTTGTACTCTTTGGGCAATCCTTCCATGTACATACCCAGAGTCGATCTGAACATGTCTCGGTTTTCCTCTGTATCTGCCACCAATGTACCTTGCCACCCAGGGTGGGTGAATTGCCAGTAGAGATCAAGAGCCAGCGAGATAGTTGTAATTCCAAGTTGACGTCCTTTCAGAATGACAAAGAAGTGGATGTCATCGTCCAGCCCTTTTGCTATTTCGTTCATCACATACGTCTGCGTCCCCAGAGGCTTCGCCATCGGGATGAGGCCATCCTCTTTAGACTCAATCTTGAGCTGGGCGCAGAACTTGTAGAACTTGTCCAGGTCAAACTTCATAAAGTTCTTCGTCGGTGATCTGCCGCATATTCTTCTTCAGTCGCACATCACTTCCTTTGCCGTAGAGCTTCTCTAGCTTTTTGAGTTGTTTTTCAAGGAACCGGTTAGCCTGCACAGGCCCGTGAGTCCTTTTGGCAGCAAAGTAACTCGCCACCAACATCCTTGCTTCTGCCATCTCAAGAATGATGCGGTCTGACATATTCAGTCCACGTTGGGCAAGCCCATGTAGTCCAAGAGTGTTTGGGCAGCCTCTTTCACCTTGGTGTTGTATTCCAGGTCTTCAGCATGGTCTACCGCGCTTTCCGTCATGAGACGGATGATGTCTCGCAAAGAGTGCATGGTCAACTGGTCTATGAAGTCGATAGCCAGCGTATCGTGGTCAATCTCTAGTTCGATGTTCATTCTGTTCTCCATACCCGTACAACATCACCCTGCGTCTTAGCCTGTAGCTTGATGCCCAGCGTCTTAGACGCCCTGTAGTTAGCGTTCAACACCCTGGCCCTGTCCGCAACAGGAACCGTGAAGGAGTCTCCCACATCCATAGTCTCATAAGGGTACTTGTACACCTTACGCAACACCGGCATAGGAACACTCTTCTCTAAGTTTATCGTCATCATCACCTATCCCCTTCTGTACCAATATCTGAATATTAGCACATCTAGAGGAAACACAATATTTTTTTTGGGGTGGGCAA